AAACCTGTAGTACCAGAACTTGTTGGTGCTACTTTAGTGAGTGCAGAACCGCCAGAAGTATAGTTTGTACCGCTTACTTCATTTGTAGTTGTAAATGCAGTTGTAGTTGCTCCTAATGTTGCAGAGCTTGTGTATAGAGCAAGTTTAAAAGCATTACCATTTGTTGCAAAATTATGTGTTGCTGTTAGTAGTTCTTTTTTAAAACTTGTAGTTAATGTTGATGAAATGGCCATATTAAATACCTTTAATTATTTTTGCTATATCTTCGTTACCTTGACCAGTTAAATCCTGTATCAAAGTAGCTTTATAAGATTTTAACGCATTTTTTATATAAATCAAACAAACCTTGTAGATCATATCTCTATATGCTCTAGCTTGTTCTTTTATATAAGGATCTTCACTATCGCTTGTACTAACTATTTTTTCGGTAAGCCTTTCTGCCCAAAACTCAGGTGGATGACCACCATAGTTACTTGTTTTGGCCTCTATAAGGCCTAATCCAGGCATACCTGCTGGTGTTACTTCATTTACCATTTATTAGGCTCTGGTGGTTTTAGGTGTGAATCATTACGGTCTATTAAAACTGGTTGTTGTGATGTTCGGGTAATATCAAGATTATTAATTCTTTCTACTTTCAATCCATTTTCATCTGACATAACTACTAAAGGATTAGCTAACCTATGATAACCGTAGAGTTTTTGCTCTGCTGGTACATCAGTATCAAGTAATCCAGAAGTATGTGCTACTTCAACTTGCATACCTGCTGCTATACATTTACTTAACCAAAACTCAGTACAGCCTCTGCCTGCTTCAGCAAAATGTAAATTACCTTTATATGAAAAATCTACGCCAAACATTTTTAAAACAGCTACCTCATTCCATAATGCAAAAGCTATAGAGTATGCAACTGTGTTGTTTAGATAGTAACAGTTAAGATCTTGGATTACCTCTTCTATTGGGTATTCTACTAGGCCAGGACATCTATCATCTAGTTCACAGGTGTATATAGGACCCTCATGAGCTTGTAACATTTCTGCCATGCTTTCGGTTTGACCGCCAGCATCATCAGTATCTAAAAACCTAGATGCAGGATCCATCATAAATACTCTATCGTGATATATAACGGTTCCTACGCCATTTATAGCCCATACCTCGTCAAAATGTACCCCATGTGATTTTGCTAGATTGTAATCAAACCAGCTTTTACCCATACCGACTATAGCAACTGATTTGCCTTTTAGACTTTCAATTTTTTGCATTTATTTTACGATACCGTTGTCCTCAAAGAATCATAACGGTATTCATCTCTCCTGCCGCGAGCTTCTGCAAGGTTTTTAAGCCTTGTAATCTCAAGTAAAAAGCGTTGCTCGTATTGCTGTTGCATATCGCTTTCACCTTTTAAAAATATATTTGCTTCAACCAAAGATCCGTACAATAAAGCATTTCTTGCATTATTAGAAATCCAGGTGCCTGTAGTGTCTGTTACTAAAGAATTTGGTTTAAACAAGTAATGTAATTCAACGTTGTAATCTGCATCTGGCACAGGACTCACAATCAATGTAGAACCATTATTACTAGCTGTAGATAATTCTTTATCGAAATCTGCATAATATAAAGGTTGTCCTCTAGCAGTAGTATCTGTTGGATCAACACTAAATTCACGCATGAATGTAGGATGTTTTTTATCCAAATATTTATAATCACCATTACCATCAATTACAGCAAGTGAAAAACTCATCTGAAAATCTGATGGAGCTGTTAAGTATGTGTTACCAGTAGTGAGATTACCTGTAACATTTTTGCGAAAAAAATCAAACTGTATTAACTCAAATATTCTTTCTTCAGCATTTTTTATAAAGTCATCTAATGTAGCTACAAAAGTAGTTTCAGTGTTTTCTACATAATTCTGTATAAGTGTTTTAAGTTCTGCTAGCGTCATGTAACTATTGTAACCTCGCCAACACTACCTGTCATCTCGGTCATTGTAAAGTTAGTTGGTAAAGTAGATGGATTTAGATAATCTGGTATTAGAATATTAGATTGCACTACAACAACAAAGCCTTCTCCTTCTTCTTTATCATTGTTTGGTCTTGGTCTATATAATGCCTCTGGGTCTGCCGTTGCAGTTAATGGTTCAAGCTGTGGATGTTTTGGCTCATAACAATCAGGACAAACTTTTGCACCATTCCATTCCTCACGTAATTCACTAAGTTTATATTCAAATGCACATCTATCACATAAACCTTTAGCAAATTTACCTAGTGCATATGCCATCAATTCATCCTAATATCAGGTCTTACTCTAAATGAAGCTCTATCTTCATCCTGGTCTGCAGCCCTTCTAAACTCTTCTTCATATAAAGCTTTTAATTGTGGTGTAAGTTGAGGATTCTTTTTTTGTGATAAATAATAAGCTAAACCTGCAACAAAACAAGGATAGAACCTAAATGGCATATCCATGGTATTAGTGCCTTTGTCTGCATCATCCATTCTAACAAGTTTATTAAAAACTAATATATCTGTGCTGTTTTCAGGTGCAGGCCATATTTTTAATGATGGCGTAGTCAATTTATCAAAGAAAAATTGTGATGGTCTAGCTTTTGTGGTTTTGTTGGGTATGTTTAGGTATTCTGATCTACTAATTCTGTTAATACTAATGTCTGTTTGAGTTTGATTAATTGTTCTACGTAGAACAACGTCTAATACATCAATAACATTTGAGTTAAGTGAATAACTTGTAGTGCCTTCAGTCACAGTTTGTGTAGCCTCTTCGATTGTCCACTGATTTAATCCTCTATTAGCCCATTCAGCTAACATAAGATTTACACTTCTTATGGCTGTTTTAAGATCATATCCTGTTCTTAATTCTGCACCACAACGTTCATACGCTTCTTCAATAAACTCTGTTACGTTGGGTTCAAAATTTGTGCTGCCTGATAATGCCATTATTTATTATCCTCTTGGTTATACAAATTATCAAATGTTATATTTGGATCTATATAACTCTCATGTTTTTCTGCTGTATGAATCCATTGACTAGGCGAAAAGTCTGGAGCACCTTCACCAACTCTCCACAAAGCAGGATTTGTTGCTCTTACTCTATTATTAGGTAAAGCAACAAAATTCCCTGTGTATTCACCTGCATCAGTCAAGTATAGCACATGACTTTGTTTATGCTGAGCTGAATCATCTGCGATGCTATTTTCAGTGTAATCAACAGTAAACATGTATGTTCCTGTATAAAACTCTCCACCTATTTTACATATCCAAGGTGAAGAACTTACTCTATCTAAAACTACTACAGAATGATGATGACTTAGACAATCCCAGGGTTGTGCTAAATGATCTTCCATTGGTTGTGGCCAATCCTGTAAAGGAACATCAGCAACCAAAGCTTGTATTGGCATACGTGCCCACATGGCACCACCATGCACGTTTTCATCTGGATAACCTTCAAAGTCTGTTTCACAACCTGTAAAAACTACTTGAAAAGATAATGATCTATCTGGAATTGTGTTTACTGCAAATGCCAAAGCATGTAAATATTCACCATGGTAATTTTGATGATTTGCTGTAAATTCTTTACGCACCCAACATTTAAATTGTGGGATGTTTGATATTAAATAAGACAAAATAACCCCCGTTATTTATAGTTAAACCTTTCCACCCTTTGCCATGTATTTACTTTTTTTCATGGAGCCACCTTTAGCCATATACTTTGACTTTTTCATAGCACCGCCCTTGGCCATGTACTTAGATCCTTTCATAGCACCGCCTTTAGCCATGTACTTAGATCCTTTCATAGCACCGCCTTTAGCCATGTACTTAGATCCTTTCATAGCACCGCCCTTGGACATATACTTGCTGCCTTTTACAGCTCCACCCATTGCATAATGTTTTGTTCTTTTAAACATAATTAATCCTTTTTCTTTGGTCTGCCTTTTTTAGCAGTAGTTTTTTTTGCAGGAGCTTTTTTCTTTGGCATGTTGTAATAAACACGCTCATTTGAAACTGGCTCATCTGGTCGAACTTTTGCATTTAATCTAGCTTGTTGTTTTGGATCTTCTGATTTTTTCTTTGGCATATTATCTCCTAGCTAATGGTTGTAACTTTTCTACGGTTATTCATTACAGCTCCACAACCTTTAGCTATAAAACCACCGCTTTTCATTTTAGCACGGTTTTGTTTTGACATTGCTTTTTCTATAGCCATGCCTCTTTTTTTCTCATAAGAAGATAGTTTACCATCTTTATTAAGATCTGCTTTTGATTTATTTTTTATCATAAGTCCTCCTTGTCTTACCGAAACTCTTGCTTTTTTTGTGTTAGCTACAACTGTTTTACCTTTAGCACCAGCTTTTTTCTTTTTTTTTGCAGTAGTTGCTCTTTCTGATTTTGATAAACTTCTAGCTTTAGCAGCTGGCAAACAACGATCTGGGTTTTTTTTATCTTTACTTGTGCCACAAGGTCCTTTGATAGAACCATCTGTGCCGATACGCACCCAGTTTTGTTTTCTCCATTCAGCTAATTGTCCCATTATCTAAGCCTTTCTTTCATTACAATACCTTGGCCTCTGATTACTGGACCTCCTTTAGCTTTTTTCTTTCTTTTGCTACCTTTTGCATAGTTTGGATCTTTACAATACTTTGATGCAGCCATATTTGCATAAGCACTTGGATATGTGTCGAATGTTCTTTTCGCCCAAGCTTTACCCTCTGGACAAATTTTCCCACCGCTTTTAACTTTACCACCTTTTTTCATTTTTATAGACTGCAAAGTTTTTGCTTGTGATGCATGTAATTTACTTGCTTTTTTTAAACCTTTAACTACTTTTTTAATTTTTGCTTTACTCATTTAACACTTCCACCTTCTTCTTGCTTGTCTAATTCTAGAGTTAGGATTGTTTCTTGTTTTAGCAGAGCTACGTTTAAGTTGTCCTAAAGATCTTGCACAATATGACTTTCTTCTTTTCGCAGCCTTACTACCTTTTTTTACTTTACCAGTAACAGCTCCTTTTAATTTAGATCCTGGATTAGCTTTACGATAGGCTTTTATGCCTTTCTTGGTCATTCCCGCCCCTTTTTTAGTGGGGCGGTAATTACCACCTTTTCCAGTTGTTCTACGAATAGCTTTAGCTGGTTTTCTGGTAGCCATTCATTTAATAGTTCTTATTCAACACCAAAATAATAGAATAAGCATCGCCACTTGAGTGACCTACAGTCGTAAAATCAATATCACCAGTTACGCCTGATCCTGCATTATTTGGTATGCCACTAAATCTATCATCATAGTATTCATCACCTGTGCTATCTGCTGGTAATGGTATTGCTAATACATTTGTTGTTGCATCGAACTCAATATCAACACCCATGCCTCTTGTAGCCCAATAAATTCGTGCTATAGAAACGCTAGTGCAAGATACGCCTAAATCATTAGGTTGCAGTGCCGAAACATCAACTTTTTTTACTGAAGATTCACCAGTACCGTCAGACTCATTAGTAAACTTTAAGATCGCAACTCTATCAGTATCCTGTATGGTTTGCGAAGTTACTGTATCTGCCATTGTTTACTCCTATCTTTCTACTGCTGCTACAACGTAGTCAATAGTCATAGTTTTTGCAGCTGCTTCGCCATTTTGAATACCAAATGAAACAGTTAGTTCTTCATCATCAGGTAAGTTAGCGTTAGTGACACCTACTGGCTCAGCATTGTTTATTGAATAATATACCTGTGATGTTCTATCAGGATCAATAAAGAATGAAACAGTAATAAACGTATCATCTGCCATAGTAGCAACATCTTCTGTAGAGGTGTTTGTGTTATCTTTTTCAATTAAAAAATCTAACCCAGCATCGCCGTCTGCTGAAATAAAGAATACGCCATCTGTTGTATCAAGAGGTGTTGTATCTGTAATACCTAAACCTATTACAAAGTCTGATTGATCAACATCACTTACTTTAAATCTTGCAGAAAAGTATGCTCTTTTGCTTGTACTTAATTTAAAGCTTTCACCTTTGAGTTGTAAAAAGTCTAAATCATTGTCGCCTGCAGCGTTCGTTAGTAGTAATTGACCACCAGCTCCTGAAGTTATAGCTTCAGATGCAGATCCTGTGCCAGCTTCTGTAGTTGTTACTGTCCAATCGCCTGAGTTATACGTCATGAAATCATTGTGATACATGTAGTATGTTTGGTCAGATGGATACGGTACAAACATAGGCATATCTTTTTTATGCTTAGATGCAACAGTATTACCTGCCCATAGAA